GATGAAGATCTTCTGGCTGCGCTGCTTGCAGATATCGGCGACAGCGATTTTGACCTTGGGAAGACCGGCTTTGAGCCTCCGGAAATCGAGCAACTTTTCAATAAGGTTCATGACAAGGAGGTCTCCGAGGACGAGTTCGATGTGGACAGCGAGCTTTTAAATCCTGTGTTCTCACAGCTTGGAGATATGTGGCACCTCGGAAGGCACAGAGTCCTGTGCGGTGATGCGACCGGGGCCGAGAACTACGTGGCACTCATGGATGGGGAAAAAGCAAACCTCGTCCTGACCGACCCGCCCTACAACGTGGATGTGGAAGAGACCGCCGGAAAGATCATGAACGACAACATGTCCGATGCGGCATTTTATGATTTCCTTCTGGCTTCCTATCAGTGCATGCACGCCAACCTTGCCGATGACGGCAGCATTTACGTCTGGCACGCAGACACGCAGGGCCTTAACTTCCGCAGGGCATTTCAGGACGCCGGATTTTATTTATCCGGATGCTGCATCTGGAAGAAGAATTCCCTCGTGCTCGGAAGAAGTCCGTATCAGTGGATTCACGAGCCGTGCCTTTACGGCTGGAAGCAGAAGGGCACGCACAAGTGGTATTCCGACAGGAAGCAGGTGACGGTCTGGGAGTATGACAAGCCGAGATCGTCCAAAGACCATCCGACCATGAAACCGGTGGTGCTGATGAGCTATCCGATCCGGAACAGCTCTGCCACGAACGGCATCGTCCTTGATCCGTTCCTCGGCAGTGGCTCGACGCTCATTGCCTGCTGCGAGACGGACAGGGTCTGCAGGGGCATCGAGCTTGATCCGAAGTTCGCCGACGTCATCGTAAAGCGCTACATCGAATATAACGGCGGGAAGACGGACGATGTCTACGTGATGCGTGGCGGCCAGAAGCTGACCTTCGAAGAGGCGGTAGCACTGCTGGAAGAGGCGTGATTTGTCACATATGCCGAATCTGAAAAATAACAGATAAATGACTTTACTTATCCGCCCTTCAGAGTGATGTATGTACTACCAAAAAATCACTGCTGCAAAGGAGGATCAGACATGTTGAAGATGGAATGCAAGGCAGAGGACAGAAAGGTACTGGTAAAGAGAATGGGAGAGCTCACCGGCATAAAACCGAAATACCTAAGGACGCCTTCGATGGCTTATGAGATCGGAAACTACCGGGTAGAAAAAGACGGGACACTTACCGTCGATACGAAAAGGCGGACGGCGAGCTCATCCGGACATTGGTGACAGAGGGACTTGTTTCGGAACCGGAGGAAGAACAGCTGGAGCTTAACATTGAGCTTCCGCTTTCCGGGCACACCGGAAGGAGCCTTAAAAACCTGCTGAATCTTTTCTATTCGAGGGGAGAGATGCTCAGCAAGGCGACCTGCGGATACTTCGCGGTAGATAAAAGCCTGATTGAAGCCCTGACGGATACGGATGATTCCGAGGGAGCTGTGAAGAAGGTGATTGCTGAACACAGCGCCGAACTTCACGGCATCGAGCTTACGCAGGACAGAATCCGCATGACAGGATTCCCGGCTGCAGGAGGCAGCGATGCAGCGCAGGCCTTTACGGATCTTGCAGCGCTTATGAACCAGTCGGCCATCAGCCAGCAGAGGATACAGGCAAAGCAGGTGGACGACTCCAATGAGAAGTACATCTTCAGGATCTGGCTTATCCGACTTGGCATGAACGGGGAGAGATATAAGAAGACGAGGAAGATCCTGCTTTCGAATCTTGGCGGGTGCGTCGCCTTTAAAACGAGCGACCAGCTTGAGAGGGCAAAGCAGAAGGCAAAGGAGAAAAGAGCAGCCCAACGCGTAGGCCATGAAGGGGTGTAAATTACACAGTTTCATGGGGCTTATAAAGCCTGATATTTGTTGGATTTACAGGCGATTATCAACTTGCTATTAGTGCGCTTCAGAGTGATATATACACACAACAAAACGAAAGCACACACCCGCAAGGGAGCAAGGAGATTAGCCATGACAGAGACAACCACAAGACAGATTGAAGCCATGAAGCAGCAGACCATCGGGGTCGAGGTCGAGATGAACAACATCACCCGGGAGAAGGCAGCAAGAACAGCCGCCAGATTCTTCGGGACAGACCGGTACGAAAACACAGCACACCGGAACGGCTACCAGACTTGGAGCGCATGGGATACGCAGGGCCGGGAATGGAAATTCCAGAAGGACGTTTCCATCGCAGGGCCGGACGCAGAAAAATGCGAGCTGGTCACTCCGATCCTTCACTACGACGACATCGAGACGCTTCAGGAGCTGGTGCGGCAGATGCGGCACGCAGGCGGCAAGAGCTGCCCGAGCAGGGGCTGCGGAGTACACATCCACATCGGCCTCGGGAACCACACACCGCAGAGCCTTCGGAACCTTTGCAACATCATGGCGGCGCATGAGACGCAGATCGGCAGGGCAATCAGGCTGGACTCCTACAGACAGAGCAGATACTGCAGGACGATCGACCCGGATTTCCTTGCACGGATCAACAAGAAGAAGCCCACGAGCTTCGAAGCCTTCAAGAGGCTCTGGTACAACGGCCATGACGGAAGCCACCAGCATTACGACTCCAGCCGCTACCACATGACAAACCTTCACGCCTGCTGGACACACGGAACCATCGAATTCCGGTGCTTCCAGTTCGCAGAGGAAGGAAACGGCAGGAAGGGCGGCCTCCACGCAGGAGAGCTCAAGGCCTACATCCAGCTTTGCCTCGCGATCAGTCAGCTGGCCAAGCAGGTAAGATTCGCAAGCCCGAAGCCGCAGCAGACGGAAAACGAAGCCTACGCCTTCCGCTGCTGGATGCTCCGCCTCGGATTCATCGGTGACGAGTTCAAGACGGCCCGCACGATCCTGATGCGGAACATGGAAGGCAACTGCGCATGGAGAAACGCATAAGGAAGGAGAGACAACCAATGACAAAATACTACATCGCATACGGAAGCAACCTTTCCATCGACCAGATGGCACGCAGGTGTCCGGAGGCTACAGCCTTCGGCACCGCAGAGCTTGACGGCTGGCAGCTTCTTTTTAAAGGGCCTGCCACCATCAAAAGGAAGAAGGGAAGAACGACGCCCGTCCTTGTCTGGACGATCACGGAAAGCGACGAGAAGAGCCTTGACCGGTATGAAGGATACCCGCACTACTACATCAAGCGGGATCTCGAGGTGAAGGTCACACCGCTTTCAGGAGGAGAGCCGGTCACGGTGACGGCAATGGTCTATATCATGACGGACTGCCGAAGCCTTCATGCACCGACCGCAGGATACTACGGTGTGCTTGATGAAGGGTATCAGCGCTTTGGGTTTGACAGAGAGATTTTAGAGCAGGCACTGGTCGATAGCGTAACAGGAGGTGCGAGATGAATTATCCGACAAAAGAAATGGTGGAACTGATCAGGAAGCACTACCCGGCAGGGTGCCGGATCGTACTCGACAGGATGGATGATCCGCAGGCACCGCCCATCGGGACGCAGGGAACGGTCACCGGCGTCGACGACATCGGAAGTATCATGGTCGCATGGGACAGCGGCGGGAGTCTATCGGTCGCGTACGGCGAAGATATATGCCACAGGGTGGCCTCGGAGGATGAAATCAAGGAATCCTTAAACTGGCTTGGAAAACGGCAGACAGGGCCGGGACATTGCCCGAGATGCGGTAAGGCGCTCGAGTCCTTTGACAGGCATGCCACAAGCCGGAGAGCTGCCATCACGATTTGTGATGAGTGCGGGACGGCGGAGGCCTTGGAGGATGTCGGAATCATCCCGAAGATCTCGCTTTGTGCTTGGCACTGCACCGCCGACTGGCAGGTGTAAATTACACAGTTCTCCTCGCAGATCTTTGTGCAGATTATGTCTCAGAAATGACTGGATATAAGTCCCGAAAAGAGTGATTAATACACTACCGAAAGGGAAAACAAAGCACACAAGGAGGACGCCATGAAGAACAACACATTTTTCGAAGAGATGAAGAAAGCTGGATACGCATACGAGGATGAGCGCACTGAGCGGAAGAAAATAAAGGATGCGATCCTTGCCGCAAAGGACATCGATGAGGAAGCCCTCAAGGCTTGGTACGCAGAAGAAGAAAAGCACCCGTTCCCATTTTCCAAAGGCCAGATGACGGCTTACTACAGCTGGGCGAACAGCCTGATGCGGAACACGGACGCCTTCGAGGTAAACGACCTTCCTTGGGAGAAGGATACGCCGGATTTCATCAAGGCGCTGAAGGCGGCAGGCATAAACCACATCGTAGTCACCGACAGGAGCACGGCCCTGATGGAAGGGATTCACCTTCTGGCAGAGCTTGGCTGCACGATGACAGGGCTTGAGACAGTTACCCGCCGCGAAGAGCGCTGGGGCGACGAGGAAGCCACCAAGATGCCCGGGATCGGGTTTGACATCGCCTGATGGGAGGAGCTGCAGATGAACTGGAATGAAAAGGCAAATGCCAAGCAGCGCCTTATGGAGAACCTTGCGGCATACATGATTCAGAAAGGAACTATAAAGAGCGACAGGAGCCGGAGCAATGCATACGCTTATATGCGGATTGTGGAGCTTTCCTTTAGGGGAGAGTCGTTTACGATAACGCAGGTGGACGGCATGACCTGCCGGATTGAGAAGGCATAAAATACACAGTTCTCCGCCGCGATATTTGTGCAGATTATATCGCAGAAATGACTGGATATAAGTCCCGAAAAGAGTGATTAATACACTACCGAAAGGGAAAACACAAAGCACACGGAGGGCAAAGACCATGACGAACGCATACGAGATGAGAACACACTTCGGAACCATCGGAGACTGGGACACGAGCATTAGCCGCGAGGAATTCGAGGAGCTTTTTACAAGGACAAACGAGAAGGTGACCTTCACCTTCGGCGGCTGGGACGGAAAGAGCTACGACGGCGAGAGCCGCACGGCCCGGGTTTACAGAACAAGCTACAAGGGCTTCGAAGACATCCGCTTCATCAAGGTCGGAAAGCACCTGCACTACATCGACGAAGAACGCACCATGATCGAGAAGGCAACCGGCAAAGCGCACCCGGAAGCAAGCTGGCTGATCGACGTCAGAAGAGCATAAGGAGGAGCCACATGGAACGCTACTACTACTCAACCAAGGAATCCGCATGGGAAGCTGCAAAGCTCATCGGCAAAAGCAAGGACAAGATGGTCACCGATTACGGAGTCGACCAAGGCCACGGAAAAAGGTGCTACTACATCGAGGTGGCGGACAGAAAATAAGGCCTCAGGGCCTTTTTTCGTAGATGTAAATTACACAGTTATGGCCGCAGATCTTTGTGCAGATTATGATGCAGAATTGACTGGATATGTGCCCGAAGTAGAGCGAATATACACGTACCGAAAGGGAAAACAAAGCACACGGAGGGCAAAGACCATGACAAGAACAACGAAGAAAGCAACCTACAGCAACGGATACTTCAGCGAGGGAAGCATCAAGGTTAAAAAGGACATTTTCCATTACAGCGTCAAGCACTTCGATGAAGGAAGCGACTGGGGAATCGACTGCGGCAGGATCAGCAAGCTGAGCCTTAAAAGGAACGGCGAATTCGCATGCTGCTACGACAGAGGCTGGGACATAAGGCCCACCGACGAGAACACAGAGCTTGCGCTGGCAATCCTGATGAAGGAATACAACTAAGGAGGAAGCGCGATGCAGAACATTACGAAGAAGGCGCTGAAGGCCATTGCAAAAGAGTACGGCAGGGATGCTGCAGAACTCGAGGATTACATTATAGATATGGAGGGTGACGGCATCCGGGTGGATGAGCAAGACCTCCGGGATATGTTAAACAACGACGATATTTAAGGGAAGGGAGCCGCAGGGCTCCTTTTTACGTACAAAGGAAGTGAGAAACATGGCTACAAGAGGCAGAAAGCCAACACCGACTGCGCTCAAGGTGCTGGAAGGGAATCCCGGAAAGCGGCCTTTGAACACAGCGGAACCAAAACCGGATAAGAAAGCTCCGTCCTGTCCGAAATGGCTGGAGCCGGAGGCGAAGAAGGAATGGCGCAGGCTTTCAAAGCAGATGGAGGCCATCGGCATTCTCACACAGGTGGACATGGCGGCGTTTGCCGGATACTGTCAGGCCTATGCCCGCTGGAAGGAAGCGGAGGAATTCATCACGCAGCATGGCACCATTGTCCGGACACCGTCCGGGTACTGGCAGCAAGTGCCGCAGGTCTCGATTGCACAGACCTACCTTAAGATCATGAATCGCTTTGCAGAGCAGTTCGGCCTGACACCTGCATCCAGAAGCCGGATCATCGCAGATACCGAAACTCCTGCAGGCGATGAGATGGAAGATCTGCTGGGCAGCGGTTGATGGCAGAGACAAGACCTGAAAATTATCCAAAGCTTACAGATTACAGTCCGACGCGCTTCATGCAGGAGTCGTCCCATTACGATGAGGACAGAGCCGACCGGGCTGTAAAGTTTATAGAGAATCTCCGGCACACAAAAGGGCGCTGGAGATCGTATTTTATCGATGATGAGGGAAAACCATTGTTTGATATCAACGCTTGCCTGGATCTTATGGCGGCCAATAGCCTGGAGGCGGTCAAGCGGGTGCTGGCGGCTAAAGCCGGTACCGAAAACAGCCAGCCGCAGACAGAGGCAGGCGGTAGCAAACCGGTTGTCGAACTGGACCTGAAAGCGTTCGGGACGGTGCCCGACTCAGTGCAGGAGGTGCTCAAGAGCTGCAGTCTGATGCGCTATCTGTGTCAGAAATCCGTTGCGACCTGTTATCTGACACACTTTGAACGGTTGTCGATTCTGTATGTGTTCGGTCATCTCGGGGACGAAGGTCAGGAGTTCGTGCATTCCGTGATGAGCCATACTCTGAATTACAACTACAACACAA